GGTGGCAAAACCCATAAACTTTTATAAGAGCGCGACAGCAAACTGAACTTGTATCATGGCAGCAGACGACGCATTGTGGTTGACTCGTAAAGACGCAGCCAAGCTCATAGGAATAAGCGCAGCGCATTTTGATAACGCGATAAGGCCAAACCTTAGCCCAGAATCTTTTAGCGGCAAAAGCGGTCACGCATCGCTTAGGGTTTACGCTCCTGCTGTTGTCGAATATCGCATCAAACAAAAGGTTGCCGAAGTTGCCAAACCCCAGGATGGTGACGACGCGATGCTCTATGCGGGAAGCGATTCACCGAATCTTGAACGATTACGAGAATGGAAAGCAAATCACGCCGAGCTTGATTTTAAGAAGGCAAAAGGCGAGCTGGTCGCACGATCTGAGATTGAGCCGATTCATGTGAAATTGTTCGGGGCGATTCGTCGTGCGGTCGAGATTGTTCAAAAGCGTTATGGAAATGACCCGGCGCAAATTATCAATGAGGCTGTAACAGATGTTCAGTCCCAACTAAAGCGAATGGTTGAAGATAGTGAACCGGGCCGAGTATGACTATGCGTATAACCTTTGTGAAGCGATTCGCGTTCCAAGGTTGCGCACGATGCGGGAGTTTGCCGAACAGGAGATCATTCTCCCGACAGGCCCGCACGAAGGCAGACGGTTTTCTTGCGATCGCAATCCGTGGAACGGTCTTTATTTAGACCAGATCGATTCAGGTAACTGGACATCGATTTCATTAACTGCGATGCGTCAGGGCGGTAAGACGCTGATTGGTTCGGCAATTCCGGTTTGCTATCACCTGTTTGAGTTGCGCGAGACTGTTATCTATGCAGTTCCGACAACTGATATGGCGATGGACAAATGGAATCGCGATCTGTTGCCGGTAATTAAGTCGTCGCGTTATGCGGACATGATACCGAAGGTAGGATCGGGAAGTCGTGGCGGTGAGTTTGTAACGATTCAATTTGCAAACGGTGCTGTTCTTCGATTTATGACGGGCGGCGGATCGGATAAAAGCCGCGCAGGATTTACGGCCCGTGTCATTGTCGAAACAGAAACCGATGGAATGGATGAATCGGGCGGCAAGTCGGATGAGACTGATAAGCTGACGCAGATCGAAGGTTGCTGTCGTGCTTATGGTTCAATGAAGCGAATCTATCGAGAGTGTACGGCTTCGACAGAATCGGGTCGCATCTGGCGAGAAGTGACGGGCGGTACGAATAGCAGAATATATATCAAGTGCCAGCACTGCGGCGAATATGTTTTGCCAGAGCGAAACCATTTCGCGGGCTGGCAGACAGCAGACACCGAAAACGAAGCCGCAAGAGAAGCCCATCTGATTTGTCCGTCATGCGGAACGGCCTGGTCAGAAGATGATCGCAAGAACGCGAATCGAGATTGTCGTATCGTTCACGCAGGGCAGACGATTGACAGAAGCGGGATTGTGCATGGGCCAGTGCCAGACACTAAATCATTCGGGCTTCGTGTCTCATTCGTAAACAACCTGCTCGAAGATCAATCGGTCGTAGGCGTTGACGAATGGAAGGCTTCGCGGGCCGCTGACACGGACTTAGCCGAACGTCAAATGTTGCAATACGTATGGGCGATGCCTTACTCGTCGGAAGCAACAACACTGACAACGCAGGATTCAAGCTCGATTGCACGCAGAACTATTAGCTATGGTCGTGGCGTTGTTCCAGACGATGCGACGTTCATCACGGTCGGAATGGATCAAGGAAAGCGTTTATGCCATTGGGTTGCGTTTGCGTGGCGCAATGGTGTTACACCGCACATCATCGATTATGGTCGTCAGGAAGTAGCAAGTGACGAGATCGAGGAAGAAAAAGCATTGTTGCTCGCGATGCGTGACTTTCGCGACACGGTTCTAAAGCAAGGGTGGAAAACAAGTAACGGAACGATGACGAGTTCTTTATCGTTCTTTGATCGCGGATGGTTGCCAGGCGTGGTAACAAAGTTCTGCGAAGAGTCAGAGAATTGCTTCCCATCATTCGGTTTGGGCGTGCGTCGGTTTGGTGGTTTGGCTGGCGAGAAGCGAGACACCGGAACAATCGTCAAGGCAGTTAAAGACGGTTATATGCTTGTGACGATGCCGACATGCCGCAAGCCGGTTATCGAAGTCAACTCGGATCACTGGAAGAGCTGGATTCATTCAAGGCTAAACGTCAAGACAACCGAATCCGGCGCATTGACTTTATACCAATCCCCGCCGCATGAGCATTTATGGATATGCAAGCACTTCGTCGCTGAAAAGAAGGAAGAAGAGTTTGTTGCGGGTAAGGGGTTGGTAACGCGATGGGTTGCAATCAATCGAAACAATCACGGTCTTGACGCTGCGGCATTGGCTGCGTGCGCCGGTCAAGTCTATCAAGACGAGAACCAAGACCAGAATAAACCAATTCAGGCAATCGAAGATAACGCAATTCCCGTTAGCGATTTCGCATCACGAAAACAAGGACGCTGGTAAATGGCTGTATCAATCTCAGACATCAATAACATCCCCGACTATACGCCGGAACACATGCTCAAGATTTGGATGAAGGCTGATGCAGACGTTGGCATGTATGGCGTATCTCATGCAGTGAATGGGCGGACTCTGACTCGCGCAAACGCCAGCGAGATCACGGCAAAGATTCAGTTCTGGCAAGATCAAGTGAACGCATCAGATGGCGGCGGAATCGGTCTTGCGTCCTTCGGCTCACCAAGGTAACAGCATTGGCAGACAAACCATTTTACGAAAAGTTTATTGAGCGACATTTCCCTACATGGGCAAGCTCAAGGGCTGAAGCTCGTGCGCATTTCGAGCAGTTGCGCATTGAGAACGAGATGCGCGGCGGCATGGCTACTCGTTTAACTGAAGCGTTCAGCCAGCAAACGAGCTACAAATACCAGACCGCATCAGAACGACATAACTCTGAGATGCAGTGTTATCGTGCGCGTCAGACGTATCAGAACAACCCGTTTGGTCGTGCGTTGGTTGATACTGAAACTGATAACGTGGTTGGAGATGGGTTTAGCTTTCAGGCTCAAACATCTTCGCCCGACTTCAATCGCGAAGTAACAGATTACTGGTACGACTGGATCGATCACGCGGACATTCGCAACACGTTCACTGGTTCTGCTTTGCAGCGGATGACGTGGAGTAAGAGCCGCTATGACGGTGACATTGGAACGGCTTTCATTGTTGAAGCTGGAAAGTTGCGACTTCAAACGATTGCCCGCGATCTGATTAAAACTCCCGATGGAATGTACGGGAAGATCGACGAGTTCGGCACACAGATCATTGATGGAATTGAGTTTAACCGCGTCGGCCAGCCGATGGCGTATCACATTCTGGACGCTGACGAGTACGGTAAGCGAAAGTTTACCCGTGTAGCTGCTGAAAACTTTATTCATCTGGCACACATCGACGACCCGAACCAGATTCGCGGCTTGACATGCTACAGCACGATCTTTGATCTGCTCAATCATCTTGACCGTTATATCGACGGTGTTTCAACGGCTGCATGGATGGCTACAGTATTCGGTCTGATATTCAAGGAATCAGGCGCAGCCAAGACCCGCCAATCGCTTTCGACGATGACCGATGCGTCGGGCAACCAACAGCGGGCGATGACGTTTGAAAATGGAATGCTTAAATGGGTCGGCCAGGCCGACGAAACGGTTCAGGTTGACGCAAAGCAGCCGATGGCCCAAACGCCAGAGTTCGTTCGAACGCTTCTGCGACTTGTTGGCATCCCATTCAACATGCCGCTAGAGATGATCGCAAAGGACTTGTCAACGTGCAACTTTGCATCAGCTCGAATTGGTCTAAACGGCTTCTATCGATCTTGCAGGATTAAGCAGGAGTTTTTCGAGTGCAAGTGGCTCGACACTGTTTTTGCTCGTGCAGTCACGCACAAGATCAATACAGGCGGATTCGTTTCTGCGTTGCCCGCTGATTACCTGAAACACAAGTTTATCGGAATGGCATGGGATTACACCGATCCCGTGACGGACGTTCAAAGCGATCTGTTGCAGATTGATATGGGCGTGAAGTCTCCGCAGATGGTTATGGAAGAGAGAAGCCGTAACGCAGACCAGATCACAACGCAACTAAAGGACTGGAAGAAGAATACATCAGGCGTTGTTGATCCAATCAAATCGACAATGACTCGCGATCCCGGCGCAAACATGCCTTCGCAACCTAAACAGGATAACGCAAATGCTTAACTGGTACTCAATCGAAAACAAGGCAGATAATGCCGAAGTCCTGATTTACAACGTCATCGGCGGAGAAGGTGGAATCACCGCTGCGACATTCGCCAAAGAGTTGCAGGCAATCGATACCAATCAAATCACGCTGCGAATGAATACGCCAGGCGGTTCAGTATTCGATGGAATCGCAATCTATAACGCACTCAAGGCACATCCCGCAAAAGTTACCTGCATGATCGATGGTGTAGCGGCTTCAATTGGTTCGGTAATCGCGATGGCCGCTGACGAAATCCAGATCGCAAAGAACGCACACATGATGATCCACAACGCGGGCGGGACTGTATCGGGCGAATCAAACGATATGCGTCAAGCCGCAGAAATGATGGATCGAATGAGTCTTTCCATCGCTCAGACTTATTCAGAACGCACTGGTCAAACCGTCGAAACGATCCAGCAATGGATGAATGCAGAGACGTGGATGAATGCAGATGAAGCAATAGCAAACGGTTTTGCCGACAAGATCGCGGACACCGTGAAGCTCACTAATGTTTTCGATCTTAGCAAATACCCCAAAGCCCCGAATCTGAACGCGGGGATTAAACAGGAGATTAACAACATGGCAACTTTAGAAGAGTTGGCAGCTTCTGTCGAAGCGTTGACGCAGGCGGTTACTTCACTCCGCACTGACGTTGATGCTCTGATGGAAACTGAAACCGAACCGACACCAGAACCAGCACCGTCAGATCCTGCGCCAGCAGATGCTCCGATGGTCGATGCAAAGGCTGCGTCGGTCAACGATCTGCGTGCGCTTTTCCCTGGCAAGGAAGATAACGGTTTTGTTATCGACATGCTCGAAAAGAACGCGACGGTCGCTCAGGCATCGGTTGAATACGTCGCTTATGCACGTAAGCAAATCGAAGAACTGAAGAACAAACTTCCAAAAGAAGTAACAGGACAGGCCGCAATTGGTTTCACGGCGCAAGCCCCGAACCAGCAGCCGACAGAATCAGAACCCAAAGCCCTCGCGGAATGGGAATGGGAAAACAAGAAACCCGAAGGCTTCACGACAAAGGAACGCTACGTTGCGATTCGTGTCGCTGAGATCAACGGTCAATTCCGAAACCTCAAGAAATAACCTCACAGGAGAAATAACAAATGGCAACTTTAGCAGTCGATAAGGCCCGTGCGTTTGAAAACAACGGCGGAAGCCCTGATTATAACGAAATCCCAGCAATTGCATCAGATATTATTTATCTCGGCGCAGCTGTTGGTGAATCATCTTCTACCGGAACTGGCCGCCCGCTTGCTGCTGGCGACAACTTCCTTGGATTCGCTATCGAGAATTGCGATAACAGCGCAGGCGCAGCCGCAGCGAAGAACATCAAGGTTCGTTCAAGCGGTTACGTGTGGCTTACCGTTACCAACGGCGACAACATCAATGACGTAGGCGACACCGTCTATGCCAGCGATGACGACACGTTCACGCTCGCATCTACCAGCAATTCGGCAATCGGTAAGCTGGTTCGCTACGATTCGACCCGCACCAATAAATGCCTGGTCTACTTCGAAGCAACCTACAAGCGTTCGATCTAATTAACTAACAATCAATAATAAGGAAACATAACTATGCCAGCAGGCAATCAATTTGGAGTTTTGGACAGTCGCGACATTGTCGCAGACTTTTATCCCCGGTTGGAAGCGGCAAACGAGTCTATTTGGGCTCCTCGCGTTTCAACTCTTATCCCTTCAACTCGTGCGGTAGAAGAACTTGCTTTTTTAGGTCAAGTTCCGGCAATGCGTAAGTGGGTTGGCGGACGCACGGAAGAGCCGCTAAACAAGTACACGCTGACCGTAACTAACTACGATTACGAGGCAACGCTTGCAATCTCCGTTCCTGATCTTCGTCGCGATAAGACGGGTCAGCTTCGCCAGCGTGTTGCAGACCTCGCGGTTCGTACTGCAACCCACTGGAATAAGTTGGTGGGTGATTGGATTACCGCAGGCGAAGCCGGAACGCTTGGTCTTGCGTACGATTCCCAATACCTGTTCGACACAGATCACAACGAATCTGGTTCAAACCAGACCAACGATCTGACCGCTACCGAAGTACCGGCTGCCAACGTCGCTACGACTTCAACGCTAACCACGACCGAAGCCGCCGACATTATCACTCAGACCATCGCTTATATGATGACTCTGACCGATGACAAGGGCGAACCGATCAACCAAGGCGTTACCGATGTGACAATTCTTGTCACCAAACAAGGACATTATGTCGGCATCAAGAACGCTTTGGGTCTTTCCAACCTTGGCACTGGTTCTGGCAACAATAACCCGATTCTTGCTTGGGGTGGATTCAACATTAGCGTTGAATACGTTCCGACACGCATCACCGCAGCCGACAAGCTTTACTTCTTCTTCGGAAACCCAGGAATGGGTACAGCAGCGATTATCCGAACCGAAGAGGCTGGCGTACAGTCGTCACTTATCGGTGCTGGTTCGGAAGAAGAGTTCAAAAACAACCGTCACCTTTTTGGCGTAACTGCTTCACGCGGTATCGCTTATGGAATGTGGCAAAAATGCGCTCTTGTTACTCTGTCCTAATTTAGATTTCACGGTGCGGGGGCGGGCGTTCCGCCTCCGCATAGTGGAGCAGGCTTTGAAATTTAAGGAAATTACTATGTCAGCAGAATATAAAAAAGCACACGAATCTTACCGGAAATTGGCCGAGGCTGTTTCGAGTGGAAACACAGATGCCAAGAAAGACAAAATCAAGGCTATGAACGAAATTCGTAGCATTGAGCGTCAATCAGCAAGGTCTGGTGAGGTTCTAAACGCTCGCTACGAGGCGAATGGTTCGATAACCATAGAAAAGACGCCTGCGCCTACCAAGCGATCTCTGCAAGAAGAGCATCTTCGTCGATACGACAATGACGCAAAGGTTTTTGTTGGAGGTAAGGAACAAACCCTCCGAGAATACCATACCGAACGACTTCGAGGTCGATGATCCTGCTCCTTTCGCCTGTCTACCATCGAAAGGTGGTAGGCGGGTTTTGATTCTCCGATAAGTTGCAGTATAATAAAGCGAGCCGATCAAGTGCTGTAACACTTAACCGGCCCTAACCGAAACCACGCTTTTAAGGAGCAATGGTCATGGCTGAATCACATACTAAGCAATGCAGTAAGTGCAATCAAGTAAAGACTTCGGATCAATTTTCAAAAAATCGCAGAGAATGCAAGTCTTGTGAATCTGCAAGAAAAAGAGAATGGGAGATTGTTAACAGGGAAAGACTAGTTGAAAAACGTAGGGTTTGGGAATTAAACAACTCCGAACTAGTAAAAGAAATCAAGGATCGATGGTATCGTAAAAATAAAATATCGGTACTGGAAAAGCAGAAGTCTATATACTCAAGCAATCCAGATCAAAAAAAGAAAAAAGCAAAAGAGTATTATTGGCTGAATGCGGAAGAAAAAAAGGAATACGGAAAACGTTATAGGCTGGAAAACAAAGAAAAAGTTAACGCATCAATTGAGAGAAGCAAGAGCAAAAATCCCGAAAAGTACAAGCATCAGGAATATATCGCCGTAATAAATCGTCGTGCAAGAATAAGGGGATTTAAATCTTCATGGCGAAAATCTGACATGCAGATGGCGATTGAATATTTCAATAACAACTGCTGCATATGCGACGTTCCGCTTGGCTTACTAGTAAAAACACATTTTGACCACTGGATTCCACTATCTGATTCTACATGCCCCGGAACGGTAAAGAAAAACATGGTTCCGATGTGCGAGAAGTGCAATATAAGCAAGAATAATAGAAATGCGTTCGAATGGCTCACCAAGAAATACGGAACGGAAAGAGCAATAGAAATACGCGATAAAGTCGAAGCGTATTTTAACAGTCAAAATGACTAGAGACGATCTAGCAAACACTTTTAGCGGCATCGTTGCGGAACTTGGCGTTGCTGCTGGTGAGTTTTCGGAAACGATTCTTAAAAATGATTCGGTCGTAAAGTTGTATTCGATAGACCGATGGAGCGATCACCATGACGAACGCGAGTTTCAGCGTTGTACGAATCGATTACAAGTGTTCTCTGGACGATCTGAAATTATCCGCGAACCACTTGAATCAGCAGTCGTTCGTTTTCCCGACGAATACTTTGACGCTATCTACATTGACGCCTATGCCCATACGGGACAATGCGGAGGAAGATGGATGCGTGAATGGTGGCCCAAACTCAAACGAGGCGGGACATTCTCAGGGCACGACTATGACAAGAGTTATCTACCGACTATAGAGGCGGTAGACGAGTTCGCGGCGTTGAATTGTCTGAATATCACTATCACCGACGAGCAGTATTTACCGAGTTGGTTTTGCGTGAAACCGTAACCATCCTTTGCCCCGGCCCGTCGCTGGCAAACGCCCCGCAGGTTGACGGGATTGTCTACGGGATCAACCGTGCTGCGATTCTAAGACCTGTTACGCATTGGGTTGCACTCGACTGGATCAGCGACTTGCCCGGCGGAGGAATCATCAATTGGGCTTCGCAGGTTCAGGGTTCGCCTGAACTTATCACCAGCAAGAACAGCAAAGAGTCATTACTTCGCAAGGGCTTCAAATGGCCGAAACCGCTAAATGTAATCGCGGAATTACCGTATCTGTCACCAACTATAAACTATTCGCTTTTCACTGCGACAGCAGCAATGGTTCACGCAGCGAGTATGGGTGCGAAAACGATCAACATCTACGGTATGACAATGGCGGGGAAACTCGACGCGGACGGGATAGAGGCGGGATACAACCGAAGCGAAACGCGATGGGCGAAAGAGACCGAAATCGTTAATCAACTGATTCAAGAACTATCTGAACACGGCTGCAAGGTAATACGAAACTAATGAGTGAATGGGATTCAATGCTCGAAAGTGATGCGCTTGGTCATATCAAGTCGCTCGGTGCAACGCTTCAAACTTACACACATCGGGACGGGACAACCGATCAGATTTATGTTTTGACGACATACAACGCGGTCGCTCCCTACGGCAGCGGTCAGTCATTTGCGCCAACGGTCGATATTTACTTTTGCGCGAACGACACAGACGGAGTTGCAGAACCGATCGTTGGCGCAGAAACGATAACCATCAAAGGTCGTCAATCTGACTCATCAACAAAGACATACACGCTTGGCGGTCTGGTTGGTCAAGATTCCGGCTTATGGCATTTCTCGATTCCGGTTCAAGGATAAAACACAATGGCAAATAATGTATGGCTAGGAACTACATCAACTGCATTCGGAACTGGAACAAACTGGTCAGCCGGATCAGCACCGACGACCGGCGATAATATCATATTTGATGGTCGCGCAACGCAGGGACTTGTCGGTTCAGATCAATCCGCAATCACGCTGGCGTCGATTCGCGTCTATCGCTCGTACGCTTATGACGTCGGCAGCACAACAACTCCGCTAAAGATCGGTGCGACGACTGTTGATCTATATCTTGAACCAGATGGACAGACATCAGGTACAGGCCCGTCGCTGATTGCGTTGGACTATTACACAATCCAGAATACGACAACGGTTTACAACAACGCTCGCACAGTTGGTTCTAGCGGCTTCCCATGCGTGATGCTCAAAGGAACGCACGCAAGCAACGTATTGAGCGTCAAGGGTGGCACGGTTGGCGTTGGACTATTCGCTCCCAACGAAGCTACTACATGGTCGAAGATTCACGTTGACGGAGACGCAGCTTATCTGGTTATCGGTGGCGGTACTACGCTGACGACGCTCAACCAGAAGCGAGGCAAGATCAAGTTGTATTGTGCGGCAACAACGATCAATCAGGATGGCGGCGAACTGGAGACAATCGGCAGCGGTGCGATTACGACCGCGAATATCTCCGGCAAACTGATTAGCAACTCGACCGGGACGATAACGACACTGTATGTCAACTCGGCAGGCGTTGCGGACTTCTCTACATCGGCAATCAGTCGCACGGTTACGAACTGCACGATTTACGGCGCATCATCGAAGATCGAAGCCGACAATAATTCTGCTCTTTCGATCACATTTACCAACGGCGTTATCTGCTCGCAAGGTGCTAAGAGCAATCAAGTGAACATGGGCGATGGCGTGACTGTTTCATTCACGTAATGGACTCCATCGTAGATAGGAACGATCCCGATTATGCGATTCTGGACGCAGATGTTTACCAGAATCAGCAGGACAACGCACAGCGATTCCGTGACCTCGCTACCTATATCACTATTGATCAACCTGCGTATTTGCAGACATTGGCGCAGCTCGATCAGCTCGCGCAAATGCCGCAGAAGTACACGGTGCAGGCACTAAACGACGCGGCTGATGGGGTTAAACGTCGCGTTATTGATCGTCTCGTAAAAGAGGTAAATCTACCGCAAGAACAAATCGAAAAGCGGGTATCGACTACCTATGCAACGCAGCGGGATGGTTACTCGATGGTCAGTATCAGCAGCGAGGCGATACCGCTAATCGACTACGGCGCACGAGAGGACGAACGCGGAGTATTTGCTCAACCGACACGAGGCGGTTCGCCGGTACATCTTGCGGCTGCGTTTATTTCGACGATGCCGAACGATCCAGAATTAAACGTATGGCAACGTGATAAGACATCTGGAAGGCATCGCGCAGGACGGTTGCCAATCTCAGAAGCGTTTGGCCCGTCTCTTAAATCAATCGTCAACAAGACTCCAAACGAACTACAAGACATTGAACGTGAAGCAATGTTTGAACTTCGCGATCAGATGGTTCAACAAGTAATGGCGTTCGATGACGTTACACGCAGCGACATCAGCTACGCATACGAAGAAATCACCGGCTACTTAGGTTATTAATGAACTTCCTACCAGTAAACGAACGAATCACGCAAGACATAGTTGATACGCTCAAGACGATTCGCAAGGTCAATGGATACGCGAACGATGTAACGGTCGAGCGTATTAAAAAGGGCGGTAATGCTCCGCTTGCGGGGCAGAGTCTTGCGGTAGTTCGGCAGGGTAGTCCCATTCGCGTTCCCGAAGAATCAATAGGTCAGGACTGGTGGGAACAACCGTACTTCATCGACTGCTACATCAACCCCGCAGAAGATTTAACCGAACCGCCTGACAAGGCAATGAATATATTTCGGGCCGATGTTGAAAAGGCTTTGACCTATCAAGAATCAAGCCTGAATCGCGGCGGTCTGGCGCAGGAAACAATCATTAAATCACCCGGCTACTTTGTCATGCCTTCAAGCGGTCGATTTGTCGTGCAAGTAAATATCGCTGTTCGTTTCGCAACCGAAAAGAACAACCCCTACAAGTCTCCCTATTCAAACGTTAATCCATAAAGGAAATTAAACATGCCGCTTATGTACAATAAGCGTACCCTGACCGTAAAGGCCGAGGGTACGTACGGAACTTACTCGACACCAATCAACACGGATGCCGGTTTTCGCTGCGATGATCCAGTCTTGGACATCATCGGCAAGGTGACTCCTCGCCTGCGTTCTGATGGTGGACTTGGCACAGACGTTTCACCGCCCGAAGATTATTCGACAAAGCTCACGTTCAAAACAAAGCTGCATGGCGACGGTTCAACCGGAGATCCCAATTGGGCTGCGAAGTTGTTCCCTGCCGTTGGTATGCCTTCGTCGTCGTCGAATACGTACGCAACCAGCAACACGACAAGCTCGTGGGCTGCTGTATCCGCTGCTCTGAATACTGATGGGCTGCGACGATTCGGTCGCGGCCTGATGGGTAATCTCAAGATGAGTTTCACATCGGGCAAGCCGGTTATCTGCGAATGGGATTTTATGGGCGGCTATCACGAAATCAGCAGCAAAAATCCAGACGACGCTACACAACTCACATCGATCACATACGAAGAAGTCGTTTCGCCAATCTTCGCGCAGGCTTCTGCGTTCACGCTCGATTCGTCAACGTCTTACAAGATCAGTACCATGTCGATTGATCTTGGCAACCAAGTATTCCTGCGACCCGATGCTAATTCGCTTGGCGGTTACATCGGCGGCTGGATCGGTAATCGGATGCCGGTAATAACAATCGACCCCGAAGCGGTCTTGAACGCAACGAAAGACTGGCACGATACCTATCGGGCCGCAACTCAGATCGGTTCTATCGTTGCGGTTGTCGGTTCAACGACTGGAAACATCGCAACGATTACCGCAACCAATCTGCAAATCGCAGAGTTCCCGAAACTTGGCGACCGATCAGGCGTTGCAAAAAACGATCTGAAACTACAGGTCAACGGATCAATCACAATCGCATTTACCTAATCATTTTTAGAAGGAGCAAGAATTATGGCTATCGTTTTTAAGCCCGGCGCACATTTCAAAGTGTTTGCCGGCGAGATTGAGTACACACTTAAACAACCGACCTGTTACGAGTGCGCAGAACTGGCGGACAAACTCGACCAGATGCAGCAATCGGGTAGAGGCGGTCAGGCTGTTCGGTCAATCGTTGATTCGGTTGCGCCGTGGGTGGTGCTGGAAGATGGAAAAAAGCTCGGCGACGTGGCAAGCATCGCAGAGGTTCGCATTCTTCTTTCTGCTCTAATCTCAGGCGGTATCACGGAGCAAGACCGATCAAAGTAGCATTGGCGGTCGGGATATGGGCAGGCCAGGCGTGTACAAATTGTACGCCGGGTAATTGTCGCGACCGCCGTGATAGATCAAATCCGATCATGCTACAGCAGGATGACGGTACAGAGATCGAAGTTATCGGCTGCCCAAAAGTCTACTGTGGTAACAACGCTTTCGACGCCCTCCGAATGTCTGACATGGCTGATAAAGGTTTTCTACCTGTTGCGGGTGGTTGGCTTGATCAGTCCGAATCCGCAATTCGTATTCACGAGTTTATTTCCCGCGAAAAATCAGAGTGGAAACGCAAACTAAAGGTTATTGATTAATGCAATCAAGTCTCGACATCGTTCTACGCGCATTTGACCAGACAGGCCCGGCATTTGATTCGGCCAAGGCTAACGTCGAAGGGTTTAACCGTGACATCGGATCGGCTGCGGCTTCGGCTGGCGGTGCGTCTGGTGGGTTTGGTGCGATTGCGTTATCTGCATTGACAGCAGGCGTTGAAATCGCTGCTGTCGGTGCAGTCGTAGCTGGTGCTGCATACCTCATTTACAAGAACTTCGACACAATTTCAGCGGTTAGCGTTTCCGCATTCGGTACGGTTTGGGATTACCTAAAATCGTTCGGCGAATGGGTTGCCGGTGAATTGTCGCCTTGGATTGTTCAGTTCATTACGTCAATGGTGAGCGATCTATGGGATACGGTTAAATCAGTAGGCAATGTAATCAAGGGAATCACCAACGCGATTCTAGCGGGCGAATGGGGATTGGCTGGCAAGATTGCTTTGCAGGCGTTGGAGGTCGCATTCCTAACAGCTAAAGCTAACATCCTGCAAGTATGGGATGACATGCTGGTATCAATCGTCGATTTCTTGCAGACGCACATGAAATCGGTGCTGGAAGTCTGGAACGCAGCAGTTGGTCAGGTTGCCGGATCAATGGTCAATCTGTTTCTCGACGATGACGAAATGCAAAAGCGTTCAGACAAGGCTTATAACGCTGCATTAGAGTTGCAGAAAAAAGCAGCCGATCTGGACAAGCAGGGACGATCCGATGAAGCCGAACGCGCACGCAAATCGGCTAAGGACATTCTTGCTATTGCTGAAAAGGAATCGCCCGGCGCAGGTAAAGCCGCCGCAGCCCGCATGGTTCAAACCATGACGCAGGATTTCCAGATCAAGCTAGATAAAGGTGAACTCGCAAAAGGACTTGCTGATAAGGCCAATGCAGACGCTGCGACACGCCTCAAGGAAATCGCATCGTCTAAAGCAGAATTGCAGAAGTTACTCGAAAAGGCACAGAACGATGCAGGCCCAAACGCAATCGGTAATGCACTTGGAAAGTTGAAGGCTTTTGGTGCTGATGCAGGATCGATGATTTGGGACAAACTATTCGGCCCGAATGTCGATAAATCACCGGCACAATTAGCGGAAGCCCAAAACTCCCGATTCCTCACAGGTGTTTCTCAATCCGCGCAAGAGCGAATGGTAAGCCAGCAACAAGAAGCAAACGGTTTGATGCAACAACTTATCGGCTTAGTTACGGGCGCAATTCCCGGCTACATCAAAGACGGTGTTAAGGCGGGCGTTGAAGGGGCAAAATCTACCGGACTGGTATTAATGTAATGGCATACGTAACCGAAGATTGGTCAAAAGCGGAATGGCAAACAGGCCAATTCGCTAATCGTGAGTTTTTAGTTTCGGGTGTTACGACTGCGGATCAGGCATTATCTGCGGTCGGAATATTCAAGGGAACTCCTTACTATCTTGACCTGCAATTAATTGCAGAAGACCCTTACGTCTCATCACCTAAAGGGCCGCTGACGTTTGTTGTACGAATAAAGTATTCGGCGCAAACGCTGGCTGGCTTCGATGCAAATTCATTCCCGCCGCCAAAATGGAGAATGATTCAGGTGAAGTCAGATGTTGACGTAGATCGTGACCGGCTTGGAAACGCGATTACCAATTCATCGCTAGACCCGTTCAAAAATCCAGTTAAGCGACGTTATACCGATCTCGTCTACGAATACCGACGCTATGAGGTGTCGTACAACATCGGACTTGGAATTGATTACGCCGATTGCGTCAACTCCGACGCATTTACCTTACCGGGCTATGGAACAATTCAGCCTGGTCAAGGTATTCTCGACGCTTACATTCCCGAAGAAGATGTAGACCGCAACTCAAAGGCGGTGCGTTGTCTTTATCGCATCTCAATTCGTCGCGATGGTTGGAGAACTCGAATACTCGACATTGGCGAGCGGGCGTGGCAAAAGACGACATCGAACGGCGACCAGCCTTTGCAGATTTACCTCAAAGATGGAACTAAGGCCGGGCCTGTTCGCTTAAATGGTAAAGGTCACGTCTACGACACCGACACTTACAAGTACGGGCCTGGACTGGCATCAACCAATAACACGACCCCATCGAATAACGATTACATGAATATCGAGTCAGCCAAAAACGCGATATTTCTTCGCTACGAACTTTACGACCCAAAACCATTCTCGGCTCTGCAATTAACTAAGTAATGGACGCACAACCACTATACGCAACGGCAGCGGCACGAGATCGTATTGCGCAATTGATCGGGCAAGGCGGAAACGGTGGCGGCGGTCGTAATGTCAATGAGACGGATTTTAAGCTCGACGTTGCGGTTGCAAAGATAACTGGAACGGAAACAGGCGGGGGCGTTTACAAGGGCGTTTTATGCGGTGGGTTGGTTGGAAATATTTCACGCTCGTCGAATCTATCGTTGCCGGGGAATCTTATTGTTCCGTCGAGCGATAATCTGACAATCGTTTACTTTCGTGAAGCCGGAACAGCACAGCACGGAATCAGAACAAATAGCTATGCACTTGTTGCACTCGCAGACGTTGACGCAAACGGTCGCAGGCTCGCCTATGTTATCCAAGCCAACGCAAGCCAAGTATTCGCGGTGACCGTTACGCAGACTGGCGGATCAAACGGTTCTAAAACGTCTGCTGCGTCGTACACGTACACAGTTAAAACGCTCGACGGTACAACGATTGGCACATCTGTCGCACTCGCCAAAACCCGCCCCTACGGTTTAGTAACCGCCGGATCATCCTACGGCCTGGCCTTCTACGATGGAACAACCCTAAAACTTTGGGACGCTGGCGAGTATCCCGGATCGGGTGGTTGCTAATATGGCTGCTGGCGACAGACTACTTGATGCTAGCGGGAATGTAATTTTGGACAGTTCTGGACGAGTCCAATTGTCTGACGGTAGCGCAAATACTTGTTGCTGCTGCGGCGGTCCTCCGACAAGTGCAACGGTTACGGTAACAATAGCCGACATATCCTATAATATTTGCGTTCAGGACGGTGCGTTGTTTTCTGCAAATCGAAACAGCACGGATACCAATCCCAATGGAACGTATGATCTAACATACCAATATACAGACGGATTCGGAACTAAATATTGGTCAACAATGGATGACTCTACTTTTCTTGCGCATCCAGAAACAAGTTCGATAGTCATTACTCTTTACACGTATGCAACGGCAGACACAACTTGTTCTACAATTCTTTCAACCGAAACGATCTACGGAAAAATAGATTTGTTTTGGGAAACAAACGGTAACGCATACGTAAACTTTTATACCGATAAAACAGTACTATATTCACCCAACGTATATGGTTGGGTTGTACATATGGGAAGCAGTGCGTTCTGCAAAAAAAGCGGTGACACATATTCTAGTACAAGCCAAGACGATAGCTTCCGGGTTCATTTTACTGGCCTAACTGCCAACATAACGCTGTCGTGGTAAGTCTTATAAGCATCTGCCACAACTGCAACCACCGCCAACGCCCCTGCGCCGGTACGTGTCTATGCACCATCGACAACATCGACATAAGGGATCATGCAGGCCGACGCGATTGCCCAAAAGGTAAGTTTCCGCTGGCCGATGAATCAGAGTTTCCGCCGCTGGAGGAAGTGAAAGCAGATATAAACCGTGGCGGCTGTGGATGCTCGCCGCCGAAGGAATAGCCCCGATCTTAATTAGGTCGGGGTTTTTTATTGCGCCTATCCATTCGCCCACCATGCGCAGAACTTGGCGAATAAATACCAGACGAGACTAAACGCCAATGCGAGAATACAAACCGCAAGCAGATTCTTATTCGCTTCCGTTTTCGGTACTTGGCTAAGAATAAAACACATCACGCCAGAGCCGAGCATTAAAAGCACGGCCAGCATAATTTGCAGCTTCCATATCTTTCCAGTTTTTTGAGTTGTTACTTTGCTCATAGATTCTCCAATACTGACACAACATTGTCACAATTCTGGTTTTTGTTTGCAATACACTGAACAAAATATTAACATTAACGATAACATTTTACAGGGAGCGACATGATTGCAGATCAGATCGAGATTGTGATGGTTGACGGTTCTATCCGCATGTACGGCGGCGAGCATGACGACGTTATAGACCTGAAAAACCATAGGTATTTAATAAACAGTCGCCTATCTTCTCGTTGCCTTATTAGCCGATCCCTTGCCGCTGGTATCGCGATTGCCGAGCGTAGGAAGTCCTTTGTCGGCAAGATTCCCGTTATCGGATGGGTCAACGATGAGCGTTGATTTATCCGAAGCAAGATAACCATTAAAAGCCCTGGCCTTGAGCAACAAGTCGTCAACTTGCTCGGGGCTTTGTGCTTTTATTGACATGGCACTGATTAACAGCTTTTGCCTTTCTTCATCATTCAGGCTGCGAAGTAACAGCAATGCAGCGGTTATAACATACGATTGCCCACGTTTCCCGAATAATTTGCTCGCCATTTCGTCAAGCAATCGTGATATTGGTTTAATTAACCGAAAGTTTCTATTTATTTCTTCCATTTGTAAGTAATTAAACAGCATAGACTTACCTCTTTCAACGAAAGACTGGAGAAATATTTTGTAAGATTTCTCTTGCAAGAGTCTTTCAAGACTGTATCTTGTTAATCAATGACATTAACCAAGAAACAAGTTAAACGGGTTTACGTAACAGCCCGCGACCCAGAAACGGGAGAAAGTAAGACCACGACGGTTTACGAAACAACTCCCGAATCGTTCATTGATGCTATTAAAACGCAGCTTCAATCAGAACCACGGAAGAACGTCGAGAACGGCAAGGCTGTCGGATCGGCGAGTTCTGATTGTAGCACGTGTTCGTAGTCGATGTCTTAGAAAAGTCTGATTTATTTTTATAACGAGTCCGTTTATCGGAGTTGCAAAGGTTGTAGGTGCTGTTCATTAACGGGCTTGGTTGGTTTTTACTCCAATGATAGCGAGACACAGATGAGCAAGAAGTTAAAACTTTCAGACATACGCACGGACGGCGGAACTCAGCCACGGTCAGAACTTGACAGCGAACGTGTTGAGCAGATGGCGGATCAATTGCACGAGCTTCCTCCTGTCGATGTTTTCTTTGACGGTGACAGGTATTGGCTCGCAGATGGCTTTCATCGTTACAACGCGCATCAGCTTGCAGGCGGCGACGTTATCGCCTGCAACATCCACCAAGGCGATTTGCAAGCCGCACAATGGTTCAGCTATGGGGCGAATAAGACCCACGACCAAGCTGGCCTTCGCCGAACGAACGCGGACAAGGAACGTGCTGTTCGTGCTGCGTTGTCGCATCCGAACTCTGCGAAGATGTCGGATCGGGCGATTGCGGATCATGTTGGGGTGCATAACACAATGGTAGGAAAATATAGAAAGCTATCTGCTGACAATCAGCAGATAAGGGAAGTAACAAGAAATGGAAAGACGTTCGCGATGGATACGTCAAAGATTAATTCATCTAGAACTCTTTCTCACGAAATCGGCGAGGAAGAAAAACCAACCAAGCCAACCAAAACATACATAGACGGTGAAACCGGAAAGGAGATCGAAGAACTCGTAACAATTACGGAAAAGACAACTTCAACACGGAGAGGAAAGGGCATCGAGATTGCGCACGGCGCAATCAATATTTTAAAAACAATTTCAATGAATGACCCGCTTCGATCAGACGGTTTAGATTTGGTCGCGAGATGGTGTAATTCAAACAAGTAAGGAGCAAGTAATATGAGCAAGTCGCAACTAGTTATTAATAGAACAAAAAACTATCAAATGTTTGAATATCAGGGCGGAAACAGAGATGTTGAACTTAATGGAACACGCCGAAAACTATTGAAAAAATCACTTGAGGAGTTTGGCTGGCTGGAATATATGCCGATGATTGTTAAAAAAACATCAGGCAAATTATTCATTACAGAAGGACAACATCGTTTTGCGTTGGCATCTGAATTAAAGATCGAAGTTCCATACGTAATTGAAAACGATATACGAATTGATCCAGTTCTAATCAGCGGTACTGGAGTTCCTTGGAACTTGAAAAACTTTGTCGCTTCACACGCAGCCAAACAGAATAAGGATTTCGTCGAACTTCTCGACTTCACAAACGATAACGAGATACCTCTGGCTATCGCAATTGCAATTTTAGGGAATAACGCAACCGAACGTAATCACCTGGATGCAATTAAGCGTGGAACATGGAAGATAAGCAGCAGGAAACTCGCGAATGACGTGATGAATGTATACCGAGAGTTAAACAGCCTGAACAATGATATTGGGGTTCGATCAGTTGTTGGTGCGTTATACGCGATATGGCATTGCAAGGGTTTGGATATGAACCGTTTTGCACAGCAAGCAAGGCGTTATCCAAGAATGCTTCACAAGGTAAGCAACCGCGACGATGCACTTTTAATGCTTGAAGATTTATACAACTTTGGAAAGCATCAAAAAGACCCAATAAAGATAATGGCAGAAAATGCTCTTAGACAGCGCAGTGCAACTTACGCAGCTAAGTCTAGAAAAATCACAGAAGAAAAAGCCGCCTGATTTAGTTGCGACATCTTCCCCATCGTTAACGCGGTGGGGCGGATTTAAGGAGTAATTATATGACACTTGCAGACGAAATTATGGTCAAAGCCGAGCAACAAAACATCGAACGCTACGAGCGTTTAATTATGAAATCGCGGCTGCACATCATGCAGATCAACGAGAAGTACAAGAGCAACGTCATTGAAGTTTTGTCGAACCCGAAAGACGCGATGCACTATGAAGGTGCTTCAGAATAGTCCTCCTCCTCCGCTGCCCGTCGCGGGCTTGATTGTTCGCGGCGGGATTAATAACCACTTTGCAGAGCCGGTTGTATGCGTGAGTGTTCACGCAGCCGGTGGTGCAAACAACGCGGCATCGTTTGGAGCGTGTCGCGTTACTGGTGCGGATGACTAGACACCACCGCACCAGTTTTTAATTATGAACCTGACCCGCAAAGAAATCATTCGCGACATCGAGGACGGTGTGACGTTTGAGCATGTCACCAAGTACTGCTCAGAGTCGTCAATCCTCAAAGCGGTGATTGCGTATTACGGGTTGGAACTTATCGAGATGGCCGAGGACAAGTACGGCGAATCGTTCAGGGAAATGATCGTTGAACGGTTGGGGCGTGAGTGCGAGGAAAGGATGAAGGAACTATGAAGCCAGGAATCTACTACAACATGAGCCGGGAAGAATACGACGCGATTGATGCGGTAAATCCGAGCATGGTCAAGGTCGCTCTTGAATCAATCGACGACCTTCGCCGGCACGATGCAGGTATTCGTTCAGAGACGAGTGCGGCGATGGAACTTGGATCGGCTGTTGATGCTGCATTGACAGACTTTGAAAAGTTCGAGCAGACGTACAAGCCGTGGTCTGGTAATCGCGTTGGCGATAAGTATGACAAAGCATGTGCGGATAATCCAGACGTTACGTATATGACGCTGGCAGCACACCGAACAGCAATCCTTATTTACGAAGCGGTGATGTCTCACAAGCTGGCCCGCGAATACACAGAATATGAATCTCAGGTATGCGTTGTTTGGGATGAAACCATCCAAACCGCTGACGGTTTCGAGTTGATTCGATGCAAGGGACTGGTTGATTGGTATAAGCCGCAGGTGGCTATTGCAGACACAAAGACATACGGCGGCGGATGGTCTGTGCGTGAGATTGCAAATCAGGCAATGACGTATGGCTATGACGTAAGCATGGCTGCCTATCGTTCAGGAATCTATCAGCAGGGCGGTTACATGCTGCCTGTAAAGATGATCTACGCAGCAACCAGGCCGAGCAGGTACGGCATTTATCGTGTCGCTACATACAACTTTCCAGATCGCGAATTAGATCGTGGATTAGCGTTATTTCGCAAAGGGCTTGGGCTTGTTCATCAGGCCAAGATTGACACGAACCTTACAGACGAATGGAACGAAATCGAGCTTACTTTGGCGTATCCAGAGTATGCGTTCATGGATGGAAATGCAGTCGAGATCGAAATCGGCGGCACAACGGAAACTATTTAAGGAGCAACAATGTCAATACCAGCGTTTGTAGGTGATGAGCTTATGTGTCCAAGCGATTACTTGGGTGCGGCTGATCTCATGGCGAAAGGCCGAGAAGAAGCAACACTGACCATCGCATCGGTTCAGATGCTAGACCTGATGATGCAGGGAGGAAAGACAAATCGCAAGGCTGTGCTGATGTTCAAGGAAACGCCTAAAAAAATGGTCTTGAACAAAACCAACATCAATACGCTTGTGAGTCTTTACGGCTGCAAGGGCGAAGATTGGATCGGCAAGCGAATCACAGTTTATCACACGACAACGAATGTCGGTGCAAAAAAGAATCAACCATGCCTGCGTGTGCGTCCGGTCGTTCCGGCAGCAAAGCAGGCGCAACAGGCTCAAACGGAGAATAAGTAATGGCGAGTTTAAATAAAGTGATGTTGATCGGAAACTTAACCCGCGACCCTCAGCTTAAATACCTGCCCAATCAAACGGCTGTTTGCGAGTTCGGATTGGCAACGTCGCGCAAGTTCAAAGGTGCAGACGGCAATCAGCGTGAGGACACGACATTCATCGACTGCACGATATTTGGGAAGACTGGCGAAACCTTCAACCAGTACATGAGCAAGGGAAAGCCGTGTTATCTGGAAGGTCGGCTGAAGTTCGATACTTGGGAAGATAAGCAGGGCGGCGGCAAGCGTTCCAAGTTGTCGGTCGTGGTTGAGGAGTTCCAATTCTTAGGAGGTCGCGAAGGCGGTGGAAGCAGCGAACAGCCTAAGCAAGAGACTAAACGTGCAAGCGCTGGAGGAATGGAAGGACAACAAGTAGCTGACGATGACTGTCCGTTCTAGCAACGATTCATGAGACTGGTGACAGAGACGAATGGAGCAATCCATGCAGTCGGCTTCCGTGACATAACGGGTAAGGTAACCAATCCTTTCTTTTTAGGAGTAATTATGACAATCACATCCCCAATCGTGAACGAGGCAAGAATCGCAGACGCAAAGCGACGGATTAACAACGGCGACTTCGACACCTTCGACAAATACGTCGATTCCAAGATTCGCGGAAAGTCGCTGGAAGATGCGATGCGGATCATGGACGAGATCGGACAAGGGTTGGACAAGTTGCGGAGTGTGTTGACTAAG